TCAGGCAAGGCTTTACTTACGTTGTTTGCGGCTCCTTCTTGGACGCCGGCGCCTTGATGATGTCCTTGACATCCATCGCGGCGTTCTTCACTTCCGGGGTGTACTCCTCGCCGGCAATGGCTGCCAGCGCCTTCAGGCTGTCGATAGCGTGGCTCGCATCGACGGTCTGGCCGTGAAGCTGGATCGTCTTGCCCTTGGCCCGCTGGAGCAGGCCATGAATCGCCTTCTGAAGGTCGAACACCTCGTCCAGCGGCTTCTCGGGCATGTGATCCTGCCACGGGTCGGCGAAGGCAGCTTCCGCATTCGTCTTCTTGTTCTTGTCGAACTTGAAGGGAGCGGCATTCTTGCTGCCAGCATCGGTATTGACCGACAACGCGCCGTGAGCCAGAAGCCACGAACCCAGCGCATTGCGGCGCAGGCCCTTGGGCATTCCGACCATCAGGCGATTGGCGGGACCGATGTCCCCATGCTTGGCCAGATGCATCAGCGCTTGCACGCCGACAGTCTGGACCTTGGCCTGCACACCCTGCATCGTCTTGATGAGCGAATCGATGGCCTTGTTCAGGTCAGCGACTGCCAGCAAAGCGGGCATGGTGCCAGACAGCTTGGGAGCCTTGGTATCTTGCTTGGTCATGTGAATCTCCTATTACGGTTTAGACACATGCACTCGGATGAATGCATGGTTCAGGGATCATCAGCGTAGAGCCTACGTAGTTTGAGCGTCTAGGCTAGCGGTCAGGTCCCTGAACCATGCACCCTAAGCCCTGAGGCCTAGGCTGCACAGAAGCACAGATGTCGGAACATCTGGCTTGTGAAGTCAACAGGATAGGCACGTTGTAACCCGCATGGCTTACGCTGTAGCGGACGCACCTATCCTAAGCATTTGTCAGTAGTCGTGAACACCCTTCCACAGGGCACACTGTATAAAGCCTCTCCATAAGCACTGCATAGCGCAGGCTCTCGTGAGGCCTATTCGTAACCATCTAGCATGCTAAGCACCGAAGCACTTAACCGCCCTCTGCCCTCTCAGGCTCTTGCACTGTCGAAACCCGCAGTCATCCTGCCCGGTCCGGTCGCTCAGTTAAGAGCTAACCTACGTTTGCCAGCCTAGCGTTTGCACGCGGGACACTCTGCTACTAGTAGGCCATACCATCAAGGCCATCCAACACGGTGCGACAGGCTTAGATTACATCCAGCCGATCTACCTAAAGCGCACAGATGTCTAGAGGCCTAAGCCTCATGCACCTATGCATGTGAATTGTTAACGAACATCAGCGACTAGGCCCGATCACCCTGTCTACTATCTAACTAGCCTCTAGTGTGCCACAGAGCCTTTCAGCCTGTCAACCCCGTTACGACCAGCGCTAAGCGCCTATCTGATGGGTCGCATCCCATGCGCTAGGCACAAGGCCTAACCGATGCTTACTCACACTATCAACTAACCAGCCTGTAATGTCTCACAGACTCGAAACCCTGTCAATAGGGCTTGTGAGAGGTAGCTACTAGGCTGTATGTCGCTAGCCCTACCTTTAGGCTCTTGTCTAAGGACCGCATCACCGGTAGGCCTTAGTGCCTTACTCACTCATCTACTAACAGGCTCTAATGTAGTCGTTCCTATGTTAGCAGTCAATCACATCCTAAGGTCATGCTTTCCATAACCTCTACCAGGGAGCGCCCTAGGCCTCTACAGCGAAGCTGTCAGCCTTCTAGAAGCCTTCTACAGCCTGTCCAGCTAGCGTAGCTCGGAGCGCCCTAGCGCGTAGAGCGTAGCGACCCTGCTCCATAGTCTGTAGCTCTAGGCTCTAGCTCATGCGTCTAGCTCAAGGTGTAGCTCTCGGCCTACTGCAAGCCTTCTGTAGCTCTGCTCTCGCCTTCTGCCTGCCTTGTGTCTGCGGTTTCCATAGATGCGAGAAAGCGCAGCTACAGGTATAGGCCAGACAAAGCCTAGGGTTCGAGTCATGAGACCAGAGCGCAGGGTGCTAGGGCTGTCGCCTTGTGGGGCTAGGTCCGAGGTCATCCGCTGAGTGTGCAGCCTACCGGGACCCTGTGGCCTTCCGTCTGCACTCATCGCTCTACTATAGGGACCGAAGCACAGGCCCGGCAGGCAGCCTAAGGCAGAGGCCCACGCCAGAGGCCACACAAGGCGAGACAGGACACAGATGGCCCCAGCGCCCGCGCTTGCTCTCAGAGCCTCGCCTGAGGCCTTCCAGAGGCCTTGCCGGGCCATTCCTGCCTGCCATAGGCCCACGCCAGCCCCGCTGTAGGCCTGTGCCGGCCCTCTGACAGGCACGCGCAGGCGCGATCACGCGCGTATAGCACGGCTCCGGGCCTTGACACAAGCCCTCTCGGTGTGCTATTCGCGTGCGTCAACGCGTGCGGTACGCGTGCGCGGGCAGGCGGGCACGGGGGGTAAGCGCGAGCGTCGGAGTCGGAGGGCCTCCCGCGCATGTGCAAAGCAATTTTGAAATTTGCTCGCTACGCGTTAGGCTCTGCCCTACAGCCTTACGCTCAGGCTGGCACATCCTTCCACGTTATGGCTAGGAAGCCACCCACTGCCAGCGACATCAGTACGCTGTAGGTGTTGGCGTCGATGCCCTTGAGGCTTAGCGCATGCTGCACGCAGCCCATTGCGGTGAGCGTGACGATGAACTTAAGGTCGAGTAGCTTCTTCATCAGCCCATTCCCTTAGCTTTCGCTTGTCGATGTTGCACAGCCGTAAGGCCGAGGATAGCTTAAGGACACTGTCGCTAAGCTCTGCGTTGGTTGCTACGCCCAAGCGGCTACCTACTAGGCAGTCTTGGAGTAGCTCGGTTGGCACGGGGCCGCGCTGCGGGAGCGTCTGGCAGCCCGCGAGGAGGGCCAGGGCGAGAATCAGGAACCTCATTCCAGCCCCTCCAGCGCCCCGCTGAGCGCCTTTTGTACCTCGGGTGGGGTCGGTGTACCCGCCCAGTCCGGCGACGCAGCCTGAGCCCGTCTGAGGGCCTCGGTGGCGCCCGCGGATTGCAGCCCCGCCACGCGCTTTTCAGCCCGAGTAGTAGCGAGGATACCCTCCGTGCGTTTCAGCGCCTTGGCGGCCTGTTCCTGTGCGTGCACGGCGGCGTCTCGCTCGGCCCGGATGGCGCCGTTTGCAGCCACGCTGCGCCACAGGCCGAAGCCCAGCAGGCAGGAGGTTACAATCGCCGCTGCCAGCGCGTATGCGAGGAGCTTGCTTACCATAGCGCGAAGATGCCGGTAGCAGTGGTGCCCGTAGCACGCACACGCTTGGCCGAGATGGGGAAGATGACGCCAGCTTGCACCGGAAGTGCGATGGTCGTACCGTCGATAGTGATAACGCTGATGTCTCCGGCCACGCGGGCGAGCAAGGCTCGGCTCACGGATGGGAGGTCGGTGGTGTCGGAAGGCGTAGCAGCCGCAGCGTTGCGGTAGCTGCGCGGAGGATTGGCGAGGCTCATAGAGCGACCTTTGCAATGAGAGCCTTAGCTAAGGCCGGGTTGTCTTGAAGCACCGTGATGATGCCCGTAGCTAGCGGGCGCACGAAGGACTCCTCCAGCTTGTACGCATGGTGGTAGCCCTGCTGATGCAGGATGGCGTGCATGATCTCATGCAGCAGGGTGTCCTTCTCGCCGAACGAGTCTTGACCCGTAGCAATGGTGATCGTACCCTTGGTGTTGTCGCAGACACCGTACTCGTTCTGCAATTCCTTGCGGATGATCCGGTAGTTGCGCCCTAAGACACGAACATTTGTCGCTGCCATTCGCGCCTCTTGGGGATACCGCCGCACTTGTTGGCGGGGATGTCACAGTTCTTGCCGTTAACGCGGTTCCATTTGCGGAATTCCAGGGCGGCAAGGTCGTATTGCTTGGCGTTCACCAGCTTCAGCAGGGTGCTTGAGGCTAGGTTTCCTACGCCGAGGTTGTAAGCGAAGTCAACTAGCGCGTTGAACTCGCCTTGTGATAGCGGCACCTTCACGAGACGGCGCACATGCGGCGCGTAGTTCTCGTTAAGGTCCTTGAGTAGCAGGGCATCGCACTGGGCGTCCGTGTAGCGCTGGCCCAAAGCGGCCGTGCGCGTGTGCCCGTAGCAGACCGTGACGACCTGATTGCCGGCGACGCGCTCCACGTAGGCAGTATTGGACTTGCCTTCGTAGAGCTTCGTGCCCGCGATGCCCGCTACGGCAACGGTCAAAGCCGTCACAGCGTAGCGGAGCTTCTGCATTACGCAACCCAAACGATGGCGGCAGCAGTGAACGACGCGACTTCGTTGTCCGAAGGGTCGCGCAGTTGGTTCGTGCCGGGCTTCGTGTAGGCCACGGTGGCGGTAGCGAGGTCGCCTTCCACGTAAGCGACGCTCACGGTCAGGAACACCTTGTTGCCCGAGACGAGAACCGAGGTGATGGTCTTGCCAGGGGTAGCCAGCGTGAAGGCCGCGGGCGCGGGCGTGATGGTGCCGTCCAGCACTTCGGAGAACGTCAGTTCGACCTTGGTGGGAGCGCTCGCACGCACTTGGCGGGCCGTAACAGTCGGCACGGTCGTGTCGGTCACGGCGTCGCACGCGGTCTTGCACGCAGCGAAGAAGGCGCCAAGGCTCTTGGCCGTGTCGCTCTTGCCATTGGCAGTACGCGCGGCCACGACTTCAACGTAGCTGATGGCAGAGGCTGCCTTGTTGCGGAGTTCCAGGCCGACGCCAATGGGACCAGGGGAGGGGAGAGTTTCGACTCGCATTAGCGACTCCTTGAATGTGCGGAACGGCGGGCCAGTAGGCCGGCAGATGAACCGCGTCGTTGCAAAAGCCCTTGATGGGCGGTGGGTGTTACAGTCGTACCGTAACGGTTGTGGCCGAGCGGATCACTGATCTGCTTCTGCCATGCTTCATTGCGAAGTCTTTCGACCTCCTTCGCTTGGTCCTTAGCTAGGGCCTCGACGAAGATGTGCACCAAGCCGGCGAGCGCATCGAGCCTATCGTCATGCACCAGGGAGTCACGCACATTCGAGATATGCGCAAGCTGGTAGAACAGGCTGTACGTCAGGCGCAGGTTCGGGCTGTAACGCTCGATGTCCCGCGCGTCATCATGCACACAGGACTCGCTCATGACGAGAGAGCCCCGGCCCAGGACGGGCGCTAGCACGTTGATGATACGCCCTTCCTTCATGCCGGTAACGAGGTCGTCATCGCACATGCACTGGATGTGCTTGGCGAGGATAGGGGCGAACACTGCGCGGAACGCACCGTGCCCCATGTTCTTCTCGATACGGCAGCCATCGAGCTTGTACTTGGCGATGCGCTTGGCTAGCTCCTCCAGCTTGAACTCATCGTAACCGCCAGGGACGGCGCCGACTTCGAGGATGATGACGTTCCCGTTAAGGAAGCCACCCACGGCGTAGGCCGTCTCGTCAGCGTTAGCGCCGCCCGCAGCGGGGTCGATGTACGCCCAGCAGGATTGCAGGCGAGCTACCTCCGTGCTGACGCTCAGCGTGGGCTTCACCTTGAAGGCGAAGTCCCCGACTTGCTTGTCACGCAGGCTCGTCTGGTCCGGGTGCCGGATGATCTGAAGGGGCCACACTTCGCTCGGCGCAAGCATGACGATCTGCTCGGTCTTGAGCGGATGCCGCATGCTGTCCATGAGCGCCGTGTTCAGCATGTGCTGAAGCTGGAAGTAGGGCGTACCCTGCTGTAGCTCAACCTTCTGCAAGGCCTCTTCGTCTCGAAGCTGCTCGTCCACGGGCTGGCCCTGCGTGCGGTCGCTGCCCCCGCCAGTGGCGAGGTGCGGCTTACGCGCGAGGCGCTCAAGGATCAGCGGGGCGAGGTGCCCGGCGTAGTGCTGCGCCTGCTCGGGCGTAGGGTAACGCCCCGGCCAGATGCGCACGGTGCAGCCCTTGGCTGGCAAGCTGTTGTAGATGGACTCCATCGTCTGCGGCGTGCCCATCCAGAGGATGCGCGACCACGCGGCGTTGGCGATGGAAGGGAAGTCCTTCACCAAGTGCGCCAGCTTGGCACGCTCGGTGGGAGTCGTTGCGTTCTTCGTGCTCTCAACGTCATCCGGGATGAGCAAGTCCGCACGCTTGCCCTGCATGTTCGCGCCGATACCCATACACGTAATAGAGGGCGACTTGTCCACACCCTTGAGGGAGTGATGGATGTCGAAGCTCTCGTTCGATGTGCGGTCCCCGGCGAGCTTGTCAGGGCGCATGCACTCCAGCGCATCCATGTTCATGATGAGCCGGATGATGAGAATGGCGATGTCGTTCGCCTGCGTGCCGCCAGCGGAGACCACTAGCACACGCCATTGAGGATTGTGGATCAGTGCCCACACTGCGTAGGCGGCGACGATAGTCGTCTTTGCCTGCCCCCGCTGCGCCATGACCATCAGATGCTGAGGGCCATAGGCAATGAACCGAGCGATGTCCTTCTGGATTTCCGTTGTGCTGAACCCCAGCAGTTCCATCACGTCCTCAAGGAACGGGATGAAGTCCGCATAGTGTTGTTGCACAAGTTCTAGAAGTTCCCACCGCTGGGCCGCTGCTGTTGCGTCCTCGCGGGCCTTCACTGCGGGAGGCCCATGTTGCCCATCAAGTCCGCGAAGGCGTCATGCGCCTCTTGCATGGCAGGCTTGGTGAGCCCGCCGCCTCGGCGCTGCTTGCCCGCAAGCGTCTCCTTGAGAGCGGATAGCTTGGTGTTAGTCGCAGCGTCGGCGGTGATGGAGTTGTTCTTCAGGAACGTGATCGCCGCGCCGATGAGGGCGGGCGGGCAGTTGCCGCTAGCGATAGCCAGCGTCAAGTATTCGGCGACCACGCCGTGCAGGGAGCCCAGCTTGGTCTCGTCTGCACGCTTCTCGGGGATCGCAATAGGGCCTAGCCCTTCTTCTTGTTCTTCCATCGGTCGTATACCTTTTCCTTCAGCAAGAAGAAGAGTTGGAGTGCCAGAAACACGAAGGCCATGATCTGCATCAACTCATCCAGCGGAACGCCGAAGAAGGTGAGGCCGAGGACGGCCCCCGAAGGGGTAGCCTTTACGGCTTCTTGAATCATTTCCTGTTTCATGTTAGTGCTCTATGAGCGCCCGAATGGACGAACCACCGTAGCAGGTTGCGGTGCCGCTGTTGACGGACATCTCGCCGATGAGTGTGTGCTTGCCGCTGGACGGCACGAAGGGACCTGTGGCGATGCCTGTGCCGAAGGCGCCGGCAACGGAGGCATACATATAACCCCGCGTGAACAACTCAGTCGTCAGGGCGTCAAAGGCCAGATTGGTGAACGTCACGGCACCCGCCGAGTCATTGCTCAGGATGAGCGTCACGGCGGCCCAAAAGCCCTTGTCGCCCCAGCACACGAAGTCTGCCGTGGGGATCACCGACACCATGGTCGTAGAGTTAGTAACCTGATTGACGCCTTGGGCGCTGTTGATTTCGATAGGCAGGCGATTGAAGTACGAGAGGGTAAGCCGCGTCACAGCGTTGTCGGAGAACTGCGTAGAGGCGTTGGTCTGAAAACGACCGACCAGGGTTCGGGTAGCGTCGCCTGTCTTCTGAGGCATCCCGTTGGCGTTGAAGGTGAAGCCCGTGGTACTCGCCTCAAGGGCAACAGCGCTACCGGCCCAGTAGGCGAATACGTTATACACGGTGCTCGCCGCAAGGCCGGAGTTGGATAACTGAACGGCGGTCGTGATCTGGCGGTTAACGCCGTTGATCCACAGGAAGCCGGCACCCCAGGAGCCATACGGCACGAGGTCGCATTGAGTAGCGGACACGAAGTTGAAGCGCACGCCCGTCATGGGGTACAGGTTCTGCAACGTCAGGATGGCCGCTGATTGCGCCGTGCTCACGGGCATGTCCGCGCCGATGGCCGCGATGGCCTCGCCTTGGGTGATGGTGTCGGTGAGGCCGGCCCAGCTAGCCACAGGCCCGCCCGCGATGCTCGCGGCAGAGGCGGCAGCGGCATCCGCCGAAGCGTCCGCAGCGATGGCGCTGTCGTTGGCAGCCAGTGCCGAAGCCGCAGCGTTGTTGGCTTGCGTGGTAGCGAGCGCGACCTGCGCGGCACCGTTGGTAGTAGCCGCATCGGCGCTGGCGTCCGCAGCGATGGACGAAGCCTCGGCCGCATCCGCGAAGTCGCTCGCGTTCTGCACGAAGTTGGCAATCTCCGAGACACTGTCCACGGCGGTAGCCAGTCCGTCATTGCTCTCGGCTGCGATGTGCACCGCCTGCCGCGCGTTCGTGTCCAAGCTGATTTCAGTCAGCGAGGCCGTGTCCGCGAAGTTCACTAGAGGCGCGTCCTTCGGGGTGTCGCGGTAGATGGTAAGCTCACTGCCGGTCGGGAAGGCGGGCGTGAGGGTAAGCTGGAAGTCACCGAGGAAATTGACGTCGGTGATCGGGTGTTGGGTGACGACGCCCGTGGCCTTGTCGAGGAGTTGAACCTTAACGTAGTCGCGGTCGAGGTAGCCGTCAGAGAAAGAGAAGTTCCAGACGGTCGTTACACCATCGGTGTCGTAGCTGGTCTGGCTCAGCAATTGTCGAGTAGGGATTGCCACGAGGCCTCCGATAGTAGAATGGGACCACAGTCCCAGGGCCGAAGCCCTGAGCAAACTGTAGTATAGGAACCGTGCCTAGTTCGTAAGCGCGGTCACACCTTGCAGCACACCGGGGAGGTTGCTCAAGGGCATTGCTTTCAGGAAGGGCTTGGGGTCTACGCCTTCCTTGGTGTCCTGTAGCGATTGCCACAGCTTGTCCACCTTACCCACTGATGGGGCGATGATGTTGCCGAACAAGTCGGACTCTGAGCCCGAGCGCCCCGCCACCGTGCCGAGACCCATGAAGGCCCGGACCACGTTGCCGGCGTCCCCGCCGAGGCCGGACACGCTCATGTAGTTCAGCGCACCCGTGGACAGGTTGCTGAAGCTCAGTTGCTTATTCAAGTACTCTTCTTGGTCCTTGCGACCAATGGACGCCGCGTAGTAGCGGGCGTACTGAATAGGCATAGCGGCAGCGAACGAGGCCGCTGCGGTAAGGGCCAAGCCCGAGTAGTCTTCCATGCCCACGCGCCGGGCGATCTGCTTGTCCACCGAGAGGATGGAGAAGTTACGGAACTGCGCGAACAACCGCCCGAGCGAGGAGTGCATGTACTTGCCACTCTCGCCGATGAAGCTGCCCTGGATGATCTGAGCAGCGCCGCGGTGCACAGCTTGGATAAGCTCGTTAGCCGCAGCGCTGTCGGTGGCCTTCGTGATGTCGAAGCGATCCACCTTGCCATCCTTCCACTTGACGATGTTGGGCATGTCCTTCTTCAGCCGAGCGAACACCTCGGCACTGATGCCGATGTCCTCAAGGTACTTGTCGGGCTTGCCCTCTTGTGAGAACCGCGCGATCTTCAGCACCAACTGCTCGGCAGCGCTACGCACTTGGGCAGCGTGGATCGCACGCCAGCCGCTGTACTTAGCCTGCAACTCGCCTGCCTTGTTGGCAGCCTTGTCGAAGAAGTTGAGGGAGTCATAGCCCATCGCCTGGGTGGGCAAGTCCGGGTTGTCCCAAGGGAACACGAACTTGTAGGCGTCTAGGCCGAACTCCACACCCGACATCGTCTCGATGCTGGTCAGCAGACTGTTGTCCACCTTCTCGCCTCGCGCGAGCTTGAGCACCTCCGAGCGCACGCGAGCAAGCTCGGGCAGTTGCCCCGTCAGGCCCTTGAGCCCGAGGGTCGTCAGCCCGTTCATCACTTCGCTCAACTGGTTGAAGCCCATGCCGCCGAGAGACGCCAAGCTGGTGTACTTGACAACGCGGTCCAGGGGCTTCGATTGCGTGCCGAAGGGCTCGCCCAGTAGCTCGGCCCCGATCTGGTCGAAGGCTTCCATCTCAGCGCGGGTCGCGGTCTCGGTGGTGTCACCGAACTCCGCAGCCCGGCGCAGGATCGCTAGGCCGGGCTTGCCCATGATGCCGTGCTGCGCTAGCGCAACCTCGCCGCTCACGCGGGAGGCCTGACCCCGAAGCAGCTTGAGGCTGTTCGTCTCGTAGAGGTCGATGAGCTTGAAGTTCTTTCCGTCCTTGCTCTCGATTTCCTTCATGAGGTTCAGGTTAAGGCGCTTCTTCGTATGCGCTGCGGCGCCACGGGTAAACTTGCCCATCTGCTGTTGCACTTGCTCACGCGTCAGGCCCGCAGCCGTCAGCGCCTCGCGCACCACCTCGGCCGCGCCGGGTTGATGCAGCGCCATGGGCGCATCCACGCCACCGAGCGCCCGCTTGTTCACGCGGTCAAGGTAGCGAGCCGCGAGGTTCATGGAGAACTCAGGGTCGAAGCCACTCACCGTCACGAACTGGTCAGCAAGCTCGCCCTGTAGGGCGTTCTTCTGCTCCAGCGTCAACGCCCGGTAGGCGTCGCTGCGCATACGGTGCGGCAGGTAGCCCTTAGCGGACTCGCTGAGGTTCTGCCAGCCCAGGGTTTGGGCTTGCACTTGGCGCACGCGCGAGCGCTCGAAGGCTGCTTCCATTGCGTCAGCAGCGGCACGCACGTTCTCACCGAGGTCAGGGCGATCCCCGCCCATGCGGCGGTACTCAATCTCCTCTGCGACCAAGCGGTCGAACTGGTCCCGGCCCTTGTTGCTCAGGGCTTCATCGCGGAAGCTGATGCCTTCCTGCTTACGGAACCACGCCTTGAAAGCGTTGTTCGTCTGGTTGATGCTGTCGCCGATGATGGCTCGCTCGTTCAGGTGCTTGCTGATAGACGCAGTGCTGCGCCGGCCAGCGGCACCGCCCGCGTTCTCCACAAGCTCGGCCGCTGCCATGTTAAGGACAGGGTTCTTCGAGCGCAGCATGGTGTTGCTGGTGGGGTTCAGGGCTTGCAGGAACTTGTTGTTGAAGATGCGGTTGAGCGCCTTCTTGTTCACGGCTACGGGCTCGCTGTCGGCCTTCTTCCAGATGTCCAGAATCTGGAGCGCCTCCGCACGCTCTGCGGGCGTGCTCATCGGGAGGTTGTTCAGCCCATGCTTCAGGCTGGTGGGGTCCGTCTGCATCAACTCGACTTGCTTGCGCACATCGTCAGGGATGACGTCAACGCTCTTGGCGCCAAGTTCATCGAGCGACGGGAGCTTAAGCTCAGGCGCGAGGAACTGCTCACCCTTCGCCTTCTTAGCGAAGCCGCCCTCAAGGATTTGCGAGAAGAACTCGTCGGCAGCCTTCCCGGGCTTGACGTAACCCTTGTCGATGAGGGACTTGACATAGTCCAGCACGTTTGCGATTGCCTCGCTGATACTGTCCAGCACGCTCTTGCTGAGCTTGTTGCCCATGCGCCCGGACATCGCCGCACTCTGTAGGTGCTTCACGAACTGCTCGGCCATGAACTCGTCGCGGTCCAGGTTGTACGCAGTGAGCGCAGGGTCCTTGACTTGCGTGTTAGGCGAGGTCAGAGCCCAGCGCTTTTCCCAGGCAGCGGGGTCGCGCTTGATGGCTTGCGCAACGAAGTTCTTCCACTCGCCGTCGATGCGGCCCATCAGTTCCACGGGCGCCGTGGGCGCGTGCTGATGGTAGATGGCATGTCCAATCTCGTGCCACGCGGTGTGCGCACGGTCAGTCTTCAGGGGCTTGTCACTCAGGCCGATGACGTGCGTGTCACCGAAGCTCATGGCGATGCCCTGCGCGTTCGGGTCGGTGTTGCCGCTGCCGATGACGACCTTGCCTAGCCCGTACTTCTGCGAAAGCTCGGTGATGTCGTTGATCTGCCGGGCCAGCTTGGGGTTAGCCGCTGCGGCCTGCGTCACATGCACGCCACCGGGCAGGGCCTCGATAGCGTCAGCGTCGAACTCGTTATCGAGGGTACGCTTGACGCCGGAGCGCCAGTTCTCGTCGAACTTGAGGCGGTCCACGCGAGCGCGTTGGAAGTTCGGGTCTTCCCATCGCGCAGTGGGTACGCTCGTGGAAGCGTTGCCCTCGGCCCGCATGTCGGCGGAGCCAGCGGCCCCGGCCTCGCGCAGCTTGGCCTGTTCTTCTAGTATCTCGTCGATACCTCCGGCCTTGATCTTGCGAGCCTCATCAACGGGCGTCACTGCGGCGGCGTGCGGGGCACGCGCGTCCTCTGCTTCGATGATGTCCATGTGCCGGCGAATCTCGTCCGGCGTAGCCAGCGTACCGGCTCGCTCGGTTGCGCGGTTCAGCAGGGCTTGCTCATTGCTCGCCGCTTGGGCGATGACAAGCTGCGCACTACGCGCTGCCTCTGCGTGGTCAGCAGCCCGCATCGCGGAGCGTGCGCCAAACAGCGGATTGAGCAGGCCACCGGCCACACCCATCGCGTAGTCACTGGCACCTTGACGATGCCCCAGCATATCCATCGCGGCAGTGGTAGCCACGTTGCCGACGATGCCCTCAGCGGCCAGGGAGGAGATAGCCTGCGCCGTCTTACCCTCACGGGCCAGATGGTAGGCGCCGATGCCGCCGACGCGGAACAAGCCGCTAGCGATGCCACCAGTGATGATGGCTTCAGGGGCGGCGCCGAACATGGTAGCCGCAAGGCCAGACCAGATGCCATCCGAGAACGTCACCTTGCCCGCCGAGTTGTGCTCATCCTGCTCGCGCATGATGCGGTCGAACTGCACCTTGCTCACGGCGGCGCGGAGGTCCTGCTGCTCGGCCTTGCTGCGCCCCTTGAGGGCAGCCTCATCCACGCGGAACTCCGGGTCAGCTTCCTCGCGGTCGCGCGTGACGGCGCGGTACATGTCACCGAACAGCCCGTCCGAGAACGCGGCGCCGGCCTTCACGAAGAAGCCGCGCTCTGCGTCAAGCTCGCGCTGTCGCGCCTGCTGCTCGCCGGTCTCGTCGGCACCGGCCCCGAAGGTGCGTGCCGTAGGCGCGGCAGGAGCCCCGCTGAGCGTCTGCACGTATGCAGCGGTAGCGTCCTTCACCTCGGTGCTCTTGCCGGGCTTGGCGGGCTTGCCAGCGCGTGCGCCGGGCGTGTCCCACAGGGTATCCGCGCGGGCCACTACAGAGGGCAGGGCGGCGGCGGTGCTGGCGTTGGCCTCGGACACAGGGGCCACGTCCGTACCAAGCACCAGACCAGCGTAGGCGGCGGTCTCCTTGTTGCCCCAGGTAGCCGGGTCCCATCCGCCGTTGTACGCACGGAGCGCGTCAGGCAGATTCTTGAAGCGCCCAAGGTTCTCCTTGAGCGTGTGCGCTGCGGTGAACAGCGACTGCCCGTAGTCCATGGGATCGACCTTGGCGCCGAAGCGCTTCTCCCAAACGGCGCGAGTCTTGGGCATCAGCCCGAAGTGTCCCTCGGCGCCAGCAGGCGACAGCATCTGCGTGCCGCCTGCGCTCTCAACGCGATGCATCCCTACGAACACCGAAGGGTCCGTGCCGTTAGCAATGCGGCCGGCTTCCGCCAGTTGTTCCTCACGGCTGAGGGCAGAGAATTCTCCGATGTTCATATGATCCTTTAACGTTTAGCCTTGCGCTCAAGCTCTGCCTGACGGCGAGCACGCTCTGCGGCTGGGATTTGGAAGTTCTGTGCGTTAGGCACATCTGCGGTGTAGGTGATCTGCGGCCCGTAGGCGAAGCGCTTCTTACCCGTGTCCTTCTTCGTGCGCTCTGCGGCGTACTCGTGAAGTGCTGCGTTGGTGAAGGGGAACACCAGCATCTGGTTCGTGTCCGGGTCCATAGCGGTGAGCACGAAGCCATCGCCCCGGCGCGTGAAGGTGGTAGCGCCGAGGTTGGTCGGCACCTTCATCTTCTCGTGCAGGAAGCCCGCGAAGTACTCGTCGTACTGGTCAGCGGGCACAGCCACCAAGTTCGCACCCTCGCCGTCCATGATGTCCCGGAGGCTCCTGGGGCGCTTGCCCGGCATGGCGTCAGGGTTCTTCACTGCGAAGCCCCCGATGATTTCCAGCTTGCCGCTGGTCAGGGTCTGCGAGACGCCGCGCTCAACGGCCTCTTGGTCCGTCATGTCAGCCATCCGCCAGTCCTCAGTTGCCTGCTTGGCATAGCGGCTGAGGGTGTCGATAGCGTCCGCGCGGAGGTTGGTCTTGCCGGTGAACCAGCGCACCACGGCGTTGCTGTTCGTGTCCTTGATCTTCTCGGTCAAGGCGTTGTGTTCCTTGTCGGTCAGAGGGTCACGCTTGGCTAGGCCGCTGCGGTCCATGGTGCTCGTGAAGATGCGAGCCTCGTCGCCGCGCTTGCCATCGTACTGCCCGTTGAGCATGCGCGATGCACGCTCCAGACGCGGACCGTACTCGCCGAAGTAGCTCGCGGCCATGTCAGGGTTCTGCGCCTTGAGGGCGTCATAGACCTGCACGCTCTTGAACCAGCCGTCAGTAGGCGCATCGCGCCGGCGCCCCGTCGCAGGGTCGAAGCCCTCGGACAGCCGCATCTCGCTCTGGAAGCGATTGCTGATGATGCTGTTGACGTAGCCGGACTTGACGAAGTTGGACAGCATTAGGAAAGGTGCCGATTCCTTGTTGGCGTCTGCCTGCTTGGCGAACTCCAGGTCAATCTCGTCATCCGTCGCCTTGGTCGCCTTCTTCGCAAGCTGCACGTCACCGTCCGCCACGAAGCGCGAGACCTGCGCAGCCTGCTCCTTGGCCGCTGCGTCCTTCTGGTCCTGCGTGGCCTGCTTGTCCCGTAGGGTTTGCTGGCGCTCCTCGGCCTTGATGCCCTCACGCTTGATGTAGTTCAGGCTGCCGGCCAAGAGGTCGGCCTTCTGGTCGCTCGTGATGAGGTCCACCGGGCTACCGGTCAGGCGCTTGTACGCGCTGTTCGCCTTGTCTATCTTGGCGCCTAGCTCGTTCGGCGTCATGTTGTTCGGGAGGATCGCGCTGTCGCTCTTAATCTCCGCGAGTTCCTTGGAGAACCGGAAGGCGTAGCGGTCGCGGGCCTTGGCCCCTTGCGTCATGGCAGCTTCGTCCACACGGCGGGACTGGTCGGCGTCCAGCGCAGCATGCACGCCGCGCGAGCGCAGCGCTTCGAGCGCATGGAACTGTCCTTGGGACGCCATGGCGAGCATGCTCTGCGTGAGCGTCTTCTTGTAGCTCTCCTCGTCGATGCCCATGGGCGGCAGCGCGGACATCACGAAGGCGTCCTGCCGGGCCTTGAAGTCCTTCTCGTCCATGGTGTCGTCCGCGTAGGACTCACCGAACTGCTGAAGGGCAGCGGCTCCGCTGTTGATGCTGCGGGACATGCTGTTCGCCGCGACCGTCTGGCGGTGCGCGACGTTGGCCTTGGCCTGCGCCTTCATCAGCGCGGGCATGCCGTCGATGAGGCCCTTCATGACCAGGGAGTCTGCGCCGCTGTCGCCAGTCAGCGCACCCTGCATCACTTGGCTGAAGTGCTTGCTGGCCTCTTGCGGGCTAAGCTCAGCTAGGCTCTTGATGTTCGCGGTCTGCTCGGTCAGCACACGGTTGACCGTATCCTGCGCGGTGTAGGCGCGGGCACCTTCGATGTCCGGGGTGTCCCCGAATATCTTGGTGTACCATGGCTTGCTGGCCTTGATGTCCTCAAGGGCCTCACCCTCCATGGCACGCTGCATGCCCTGCACGAACTGTTCGTTGCGTGCCTTCTCGACTTCCTTCTCCATGATGCCGGCGCTGGCCTTGATGAGCAGGGCGGCAGTAGGGTCCACAGGCCCCACTTGGATTTGGTTGTTGGGGCTCTTGCCGCCCATGGCGACGCCGCCGTTCACGCCCACGCGCGGGCCGTTGGACGTGATGACGCGCTGCTGCGGCGTCTGACCCCGAGGGTCGAAAGCAAAGGACACCGTCTGGCCGAAGCCTTGGGCGGGTGCCCCAAGCTCGTTGGGGTTGACTGTAGGCTCTCCGGCCATAGGTTCTCCTAAAGGTTACCGATGCTCAGGTAGTTGGGGCCTGAGGTCGAAGGGTTGAAGCTGAAGGACGAGGTGCCCGTGATGCCGCCGTTGATCTGGCCCACGGTCTGCGTGATGCCCTGCGGCGAACTGAACAGGCTGCTCGCCGCGCTGGCGATGGACTGCAAGCCCGAGACGCCGATGGCCCCGATGCCCGCGCTTAGCGGGTTCACGGTGCGGGCAGTCTCCTGCGAGGCGTCGATAATCTCCGGGTTGTCGAAGATAAGCGAGTAGTCCATGTTGTCCAGCAAGGCCCAGCGCGTGCGGAACTCCGTCTGCTTCTGGTCATAGACCGTCTGGTTCTCCTCCTGCAAGCGAGCCTCGTTCTGGATGTTGTTGCGCACGTTGGCGGTCATGTCGATGACGTCCACCACCGAGCCCGTGACACCCGAGGCCGCAGCCGATGCCGCGAAGCGCCCTTGCTCCTCTGCTTGCTGGGTAGCTACAGCGAAGTTCTGGCGGGTCTTGGCATCGCGCGTGCGATTGAAGTTCGTGGTAAGCGCCTCTTGCGTGCGCTCGATGCTCTCCGTTACGCGGCTGTTGCGCACGCTCTGCGCCCAGCGTTGCAGGCTAGTGATAGCCGCATTGCGGGCGCTGATGTGCCGGCGCGTTTCGTTGTTGATACCACGGATGGCGTTGTTGCTGTTCGCCTGGATGAGGCTGACAGCGTTTTGGCCGGACGCCTGGATAGCTCCGTTGAGCATGCCAAAGCCGGCGCTGATGAGTCCAGCGTCCATAAGTCTCCTATGAGGATCGCGGTGTGCGGTTGAAGGATTGGCCGATCCACTCGATGCCAGTGATGGTCAGCGGGTGCCAGAGCTTGCTCTTGAGCGTCATCGTGTACTCGCGGGTTTCGCGCCCTACGCCCACGGAGTGATCCGCGTCGGTCACGGCAACCTTGCCGATCTGGTTGACCGGGCTGCCGAGGATGCGCCCATTGAAGACGCGCGTCAGGGTCGTGCTGCCGTGGACAAGCTCGGCCACGAGGGCTGCCGTCTTCTTGAGCTTCACGAGCAAGCGCCCGATCACGAGCCGCCCGGACAGGATGGCCTTGCCCTCACCGTCATGGGTGTAGGGGTTGGTCAGCGTCACGCTAGACTCGAAGGGCAGGCCGAGCCAGAGCTTTGAGGTCTCGGTCGGGTACTGCGCCAGCAGCGGGGCCACGTTAGCGAGGTCATCGCCGATGAGGTAGCGCACGCTCGTCTTGTCGTAGGCGACATCCCAAGGGGTCGGGTTGTCGTCCACCTCGCGGGCATTGCTCACGAAGCTGCTGTACGTGCGCTGGCTGTCCAGCCACGGCGTAGCGCCTTCTCCCACATGCATCGGCACACGGTCAGCGACGAAGCGCCAGTCGTTCCCGGACACGCGGAGCCAGATAAGCTGCACGCCGTCAGGCGCGGAGGCCACGCCCATGAGCTTGCCGCAGGCAGCGTCGAACTTCCAGCGGTGCCACGCATCCTGCTTCCGGCCGTCCGGCTGGTCGAGGTAGGTGAACAGGTGCAAGCCGTCCTGCGTGGGCTTGGAGCGAACGAGGATGTGCGAGGGTGCAGCCGCTACACCTTCCATCTGCGTTGCCACAGACGGGATGTAGGTGCTGACCTGGGCCGAGCTAGGGAAGCTCTCGGCGCTGTCCACGTAGGCTCCGGGCTGAATCTGGTGCACGTCCACCGAGCCCTCACGGTTGCGGGCGTAGTAAATCTGCCCGCCTGCTGCGATGGGCGCGACCTCGCCCGCGTTCTCGTAGGTCGTCATCACGCTCATGTTTGGCGACGTGGGCGTAAGAGCTACTTGCCCGCTGATGATGTACTGGCGCTTGTCCCCGAAGATCACGAGGTTCTTGTTGTACGGTACGCCGCAGCGCAGGATGTCATCCTCGCCGCCCTGCGCCGACATCTCGAAGCCGTCCTTCTGGTTCACGGTAACTACCGATGAGCGGAAGAAGTTGAAGTAGTCGCCTGCGCCGCTGACGGCAAGGAACGAACCAGCACCCACGAGGAGGCGATCTTGGAACATCCCCAGGTAGGTGATCTTCAGGCCCTTCTGCATGAAGGCCGGGTAAGGGTTCGTGAACACGTTGCCCGCTGCGGGCTCCACCAGCTTCGGCGCGTTAGGCTCCAGCGGGAAGGTGCCGGCAGTGACGCCGCCCAGGCTGAAGTACGCGTCGTCACTCTTGATGGCGAGTAGCGCTAGGCCCGCGCTCGCGGCAGGCATGCCGCCGCTGCTACTCTCCCGCCAGACGGTCTTGCCGAAGGGCGAGGCCGAGAGGTCCACGTTGAACGCCTTGACGTAGAAGCACGTCTCAGGGTTCGAGCCCACTTGAACCACCGAGGCGTTGTAGGCCATGATGGTAAGCTCACTCACGTCGCTCACGACTTGACCCATGCCGCTGATGAGTGAGCCGTCGCCGCCGTCCGTGACGGTCAGGTTGGCGCCCAGGGCATTGATGAAGATGTGCGAGCCGATGACGGCAGGGGCCACACCCAGGGCGCTCAACTGCGTAGCCATGGCGTTCGCAATGTTCTGCGGGCTGATGGCCTCAGCGGCGCCAGCTAGGCCGGCATCCGGCGTAGTCACGAAGGCCGTGCCGTAGCCCTCGACCTTGACGCTGTAGGTGCGCGTGTACGCACCGCCGCGAATCCAGACGATAGGATAGTTGCCGATGTTCTGGCCGACACTGGGGTTGAAGCTCGCGCCCGCGTGCCCCTTGTGACTGTAAGCCACGAAGCGCCCGATGGACACGACAGGGCCGACGCCATTCCAGCTGATGCCCTTGGCTTGATCGTTCGTGGGAGCGTCCGTAGGATGCTGAGGCACGAAGCGATTCATCGTCATGTTGTAGACGACTACGGGCGGAAGCTGGTTGGTGAGTACACCAGGGAGGGCGAGGTCCACCACGGACTCGACATCGCGCTCACGGAACAGGATGAGGTAGTCCCATCCGTTGCTGATGTGCCGATGCGCCTTGTAGCACCCGGCGCCTAGCAGCATGGCGACCTTGCGCTCCTCGGTCGTGGGCGTGCCCAGTTGCAGGAAGTTCTCGTACACCGAACCACGGCGGCGCGTGAGGCCCTCTACAGGGTCGGGCATCATGTTGATCTGCTCGGCGTGCTGCCCGCCTTGGCGGACATCGGCGGGCTGCTGACTGACGCCGCGCAGCAGGGAAGGGTAAGAGCCTCCGGTCTTCATGGGTCTCCTTAGAAGCGGACTTGATTGATCCGCTGGCGGATGCGCATCATGCGCGTGCTGTTGTGGATGAAGTTCATCTTTGTGTTGCGGATGTTCTCGGCCTCAGCCGTAGCCCGCAAGCCGGGGATGTTGACGCCGTTACCGTAGACCTCAATGGTCAGGTTGCGCGTCTTCGTCTGGTCGCCGTCATACTGGTTCTGGAAGTCCAGCACGGTCTTGCGCTCGATGTAAGCGCCGACGCTGACGGGCAAGTCCTCGAAGGGGATGATGCGAGTGAGCTTGCCCTTGATCTGGAAGTTCGCAGGGAACATGTCCGTGCCTTCCTGAAGATCGTACAGCCGGCGACCGCGCTGGGCGTAGCGGCTGCGCACGGCGTAAGGGTCCGTCACCTCGAAGGCTCCGGTATCGCCGGGCAAGGTAACGCGGAAGTCCACGGGGCTGACACGCAGCGTGAGGTCTTCCTTGTTGAACCACCAGCCCTTGGACTGAATCTGGTTGTTGTTGTCCTCGAAGTACTTGAGGGCAGCTTCCTTGAAAGCATGGTCCTCAGTGAGGGCGTTGAGAGGGGCCTCGCCCATGATCGCTAGGCAGGCGTTGACTACGTCGAGCTTAGTGCTCATGGGTGAATCTCCTAATAAACGAAGCGCACAGTTACGCCTAATGAAAGGAATAACTGTGCGATGTGCCTTACGGCTTCAGCAGAACGCCGGCGTACTCGTGGCGGTTGCTGGTGGCCGAGTAGGCTTCAGCAGCGTCCACGAACCACGACTTGCTGAGCTTGTCGTAGAACACGTCGGTTTCCAGGGCCAACGTCTGGCCGGCGAGCAGGGCACGCGGGCTCAGGGCAACAGCCGCCACCTTGGTGTAGTCACCGGAGAAGGCGTTGTCGTTGTTGACGGTATCCAGGAAGTGGCCGACGATGTTCTCGCCGCCGGGGAAGTTGTTCGTGCCGATGACCGGAACGCCGAAGGTCTTCAGGACGAAGCCGTCCACCTTGGTGCCGCTGGCCGTGACGTAGTTCTGGTTGACCAGGGCTTCGGCTTGGAACAGCGTGTACATCACGTCCGGCTTGACGCCGATGATGACACCTTCGGTCTGCGGGTCCACGTCCTTCAGTTGCATCTTGGCGAGCAGGTCCGCGAAGTACGCGTACAGCTTGGCCGGGTCCAGCAGGTCGAGGGCCGAGGCCATCGTGACTTGCGAACCACCGGCATGACCAGCAGGCTTGCCGGCCGGCGTGGCGTTGTCGTAGCCGGAAGCGGTAGCTTGGCCGGCGCGGATGCCCTGGATGAACAGAGCTTGATCCTTGAACTTGCCCAGCTTCTTGCCGTGCTCTTCGCCGATTTCCTTGCGGGCATCGTACTCGGTCTGGAAGACTTCGATCTGCGGGATCACGTTCCGCGCAGCGATGGTCGTCTCGACATGCAGCGTCTTCTTGGAGAAGTCGTTGCGGGTGCCGTCGAGCACTTGGCCCGGCGTAACCTTCTGGAGCGTGGACTCGCCGATGGCGTAGTTCGTGATCATGGACGTACCGCGAACCGTGCGGAACGGGATGTGCGGGGTCAGCTTGGCAACACGGTCAAGCGTCTTCTCGACGATGCCGGTGTACTCTTCGATGTGCAGCGCATCGATGGCACCCGCGTCATTCTTCTGACCGGGGCGTTGAATGTTGTAGCTTTCGGTAAGGGCCATGATGGCCTCCTTATGTGGTTGAGGGTTGCCCCTCAAACTGAGGGATTGGTTAAGCGGCGCAAGAAGGCCCCTATACTATAGGGACCAGATGCTTAGCCCTTGAAGCGTGCGCGGCGCTCGCGGAGTTGCTTGTAAGCAGCGCTGTCCTCGAAGTTACCGTTGCGCGGGTTGTGCGCAGCACGGGCCTCGTAGACCGCTTGGCCGAAGGCCTTAGGGTCAAGCGCCCCGGAGTCGTTGGCTGGCGAGCCACGATTGGCGGCAGCACTGGGGCCAGCGCCTTGCGTCTCGGGGACGCCACCGGTAGCACGCTCGTACTGCGAGGCCAGGAAGCCCGCAGCCACGACAGCACCGTAGCCGCCCTTGCTCAGAAGCTCGTTCAGCGCAGCTTGCTCTTGAGGCTCAGCGTTCTCCTTGGCCCAGGTCTGGACCGCAGTCCAGTTCTCCTCGCCGCCCACGACCTTGAGCACAGCAGCCTTGTCGGCTTCGCGCTGGGCCTTGTGCTTGGCGTCGAAGGACGCATAGGCCTTCTCGGCTAGGGCCAGATAGGCATCGCTGCCGGGGAGGTTCTTGGCCGCAAGCTCTGCACGCAGCAGGCTGAAGTCCCCGTTGATAGCGGCGACCATGGATGGATGGTCAGGGCCGAAGCCATGCTTGCCGACGAAGGTCAGCGCCATGTCCAGGCCGGCATCGCCGGTGGGGTTGTAGGTAATCTCGCCCTTGGCGCCCTTGTCACCTTCGGCAACGGGCAGCGCAACGGGCTCACCGGCCGGCGCAGGGGCCGGGGCTGGCGCAGGAGCGGGGGCCGCAACGGGCGCAGGGGCAGCCACAGGGGCAGCGACGGGCGCGGGGGCGGGCGCAGCGGCGCCAGTGTTTTCGGTGGTCATGTGGATCAGATTCCTTCAGGTTGTGCGGCGGCTTCAGCTTGTGCTGTAGCGCCTGCGGTTTGGGCTTCTAGGGCACCTTGTTGTGCCATCATCTGTTGCTGCACGGCGGCGAACTCTTGCTCGCTCATGATGAAGCGCTTGAGGTCGATGCCGCAGCCTTGGCCGATGAAGTCGGAAAGCTCTTGCCACTTGGTGCGCTGGAGCAGGGGCTCCGGGGCAGTGGCAAACTTGGCGAGCTTGGTGAAAGCTACGTCCAGGGACTCAAGCTCCCCGTTGCGCGAGAGCGCATCCAGGCCGGTGACGATCACGATGTTGAGGTCGCTGCCCTTGACATCGAAGTCGGCGGTAGCGAGCATCCACTGCGCGATGGGCTTCTGCACTTGAGGGGCCAGAGACGAGTAGGTGCCACCGAAGGCACCCTCAAGCTCTAGCGCATTCATGCGCACTTCCTCGGCCGTGACGCGCTCGGCGTTACGGGTAACCGCCGAGGTCATGAGGAAGCCACGGCTGATGCGCTGGACGTACTCTTGTGCCACGGCCTGTGCGACCTTGACGCCTTCCGTGACGGGCGGCGCGATGGCAGTCACGTCCTTGGCATTGCCAGAGATAGTGTCGCCGTTGACGCTGTTGCGGAAGTCCTCTATCGAGGTCAGGCCGTTCGGGTTGTTGACCCAGCGGAATTCCGTGCCGATGACGCCACCAGTGACGATGGCCTCGCTCAGTTGCGACAGCGCCTCGAAGTCCCCGGCGTAGTCCTCGACAAGGCCCGTGCCGTAGTCGCTTTCGTCGGCGAGGTTCCACGTCAGGGCGAGGTAAGGGAACTTGTCCTCGGTCCAGCGGGCTTCCCACTCCTTGGGCAGACGGGCCTCATCGACCCACTGGGTCATGTGGTAGCCGCCCCGGCTGTGGTAGTTGATGAGCTTGTAGTAGTAGCACTCATCGTCCTTCTGGTACTTCGTGCTCCAGAGCGCTTGGACCTTCTCGTCGAGGTCGCAGAAGCGCATCTTCTCGCGGATCACCAGTTGGACAACCTTGCCCTGGTAGTTGCGCCGGACGCAGTAGTACTTCAGGCCCATCGTGCGAAGCTGGTCATTGTCCAGAATGAGCAGGACGTTGCCGGCAACCACGAGGTGGCGCATCACGGTGTAGAGCTTGGGACGCTGGCCGCGCTCATCGAGCGCCTTAGCGCTTGAGCGCTCCATGTTGGCAAGCGTGTCGGCCAGGGCGGTCTCGCTCAGGCCCAGCTTCGCAGCCATGGCCTTAGTGCGCTTGCCCTCGGCCACGCGGAAGAACGGCCGGGACGGCGCGAACATCGCGGTCATCAGCTTGTTCACCACATGGTTCGTGGCTTGTGCACCGAGGCTCTGCCAGTCATGCGTAATGTCCATGCTCTCCGGGATGAACCCATCGGGCAGGCACACGGTAGGAATGGTCAGAGCCGCATAGCGCTCCGCGCGGTCAATCATGGGCTGGCGGCGTCCGTCGAGCTTGGACCACACTTGCGATGCAGTCTCGAAGTTCTCGTACATGCTAGCTCCTTAGATGGTGACGCCGCTGGAGTATTCAGGGCGGAAGGTGGCTCGGCGGCGCTTGGCCTCCGAGTTACTATTGGTACCAGTTGCGGCACCGCCGAGTTCCACCGTGGGCGTCAGGTCGCTTACGCGCTGGTTCTGCTCGCCTTGTGCTTGCTCGTTCGCAGCTTGCTGGGCAGCGGCCTGAAGCTGGCGCTGCTGCTCGGCCTGGGCGTTTGCACGCTCGGTCTCGAAGGCCTGCTGGTCTTCCTGCAAGCGCTGCGCCTGCTCGCGCTCTTGGTCGGCCTGTTGCTGGCGCTGGATGGCCTCTACCTGCGCGGCCCACTGGTTGGCTTGCGCCACGTCGCGTGCGGTGTTCCGCGCGGTACGCGAAGCACCGGCAGTGGCAGCGGCGCCCGCAGCGCCTACGGCAATGAGGCCCACGCCCACGAGGGGACGATGGCCTAGCGCCTTGCTGCGCTCATTGATGGGGTTCATGTGTTGGCTCCTTGAGCGTGACGTCCACAATGATGTGGACCCTCCACTCAGCCGAGGGATTGCCAACACTATGCGTAACGCGATGGTTGAAAAAGAACGCGTCTCCCTGCTTGGGGAAGAAGAAGTCCCCGTCCACGCAGAAGTAGCACTCATCCGGGCTAGTGACTGCTATGTGAAAGCGGTCGAAATGCTCAGGATAGGCGCCTTCGTCTATGTGCGGGCGGATGTAGCCACCGGGGCGCAGGGCCACGGCGAGCACGTTACCGACAGTGGCAACGTTCATGTGCTTGAGGACGCCGTTCACCAGCGCGGCTGTGTGCGGTAGCTGCTTGGCGTAGGTGGTGGCGCGGCGCTTGGCCTTTGGATAGTAGGAGTCCAGAAACGACGAAGCGCCCCGCAGCGGGATGCACTTCGTGTCTACGTGCGGCGACCCTGGAAAGGTCTGACGTGACTTGAAGGCATCCCACTGCGGGGCGGTCATTGCTAGCTCCTGCGCCGCGCGACGGGTGTCTACGCTAGCGAAGGTGTTGAACTTCAAAGGGTCTCCTGATAGGCGTTCTCGAAGAGAGGGATGCGCTTGGCGAGCGCCTTGTCCAGCGCGGTGTTGGGCTTGGCGTGCCACTGCATGATGCTGGCACCCATGAGCTTCGCTCGGATGCGCGTCTCCTTCATCAGGCGGGCGCCGGCCGTTGTGTGCCGGTGATCCTTGCTGACGAAGATGACATCGTTGTAGGCGACGCGGCTGGCGATGTAGTGCAGGTGATCGCCTAGCACCGTGACGCTGTAGCCGATGCACTCACCATGCTGGAAGGCCAGCAGGATGAGTAGCTTGTCCTCGCGGTTAAGCGAGTAGTAGCGTTCCCAGTCCGGGTTGAGTGTGTAGACCTTACTGGCTACCTCCTCGTAGTGCGCACGGAGCAGAGGCTCGATGTGCCGCCGCGCTAGCGTCACGCCCCAGTAGCGTTCGACTTCGATCATCCTGCGACGAAGCCTTTCCGCAGGACGCGGAGGACATGGGCAACGCCGAGCATGAAGCCGGCCTGAAGGTCGGTGGTCTGCTCATTGACGTGAGGGACGAAGGACACAGCCTTCTCCAGGTCTTCCGCCGCTGCGGCGCTTAGACGATGGTACTCGGTAACCTTACGTTCAGGTGTGGTCATGTATGATAGGAACCGTTCATGAGAAGAAGAAGTCCGAGCGAAGCACCTCGCGGATGTCGAGGGTGCCCTTAGCGGGAGGCTCGGGGAGAAAGTCGTAGCGCTCACGGAACGCTTCGATGGGGTCGTGCTGGTCGTACATGATGACGAACTGCCGGCGGATGATGTCGAACAGCGCTTGAGCCTTAGCTGCATGCGTGCCGTAGTCATCGTGGATCATGGCTAGGGCGTCGATGCCAGCGTCTGCCGCTGCTGCCGTAGTCAAGTGCAAGTGCGCAGCGTCCATGCTGTGCACGAAGTTAGGGGCCATGCCGCTAGCGTGCCGTGTGGCGTCCGGGTCGTCCGTCTCGCTCAGCACGCGGATGCGGGCCTCACCATGAAGGCGTGTGCGGATGCGGTGCACCTCGGTGTCGAAGTAGGCCTGACTGGCAGGGAACCCGCTAGGCGTATCCCAGCGGATGACCGGCTCTAGGTTAGGGTTGAAGTTCTTCACGATCACGCGTGAGCACTTCTTCAGCCAGTCCATAGCCTCTCGGCCCTTGACAACCACGTCGCCGATAGCAGGCCAGACAGCCTTCATCAGCACGCGGGCCGCTAGCTTCTTGTCCTTCTTCTCCTCGCCGAAGGGATGCTGGACATCCGGGTCATCGAGGTAGTCCGACAGGATGTAGTCCGTTGCGCTCAGCAGGGTAACACCGTAGGGTGTCGTCATCACCGAGCGCTTAACGACAGCGCGGGCTACGCCAAACTCGATCCATAGCAGTCGTAGCCGTTCCATGGCGGCGTCTTCGGGGAAGGACATCCCTCGAAGTCGGACAAGCGCTGCCTCAGCCACTCGCCGGTAGATGTCTTCCATCGTATCGTTGGCCGTGAGGTTCGTTGCCTTTCCGCCGATCTCATCGCGGAGGAGGGCGCTAAGGTTCTGCAACCCGTTGCAGCTTCCGTCCATGCTGATTGGCAGGCGGCTAACAAAGCGCCCTGTATCATCGCGCACCCAGTCAGCATACTCCAGGCACCATGCCAGGAACTGTAGAGGATCGCCTGCGGCAGTCCATCCGCGATTGTCGATGGGGTTGTCGGCATAGCTCAGGAACTCGTCTTGGCGCTCAACCACCCAAGCATGACGCTCAGCCAGCGTGGCCTTGTCGAATCCCCACTTGTTCGCACCTTGGACGTGGAACCACTTGATGGCGTCCGGGGTGTCGAGAGGCATTCCCTCAGCAAAGTGCAGTAAGGATTTTCCAAGGTCGCTCCCTTGTGGGCTTAGCCCGTTGGTCATCGGATAGAGACGCCCACGGCTATCCGCGAAGTACACGAAGTAAATCGCAGGGAAGTTCTTGAACATCTCCGCTTGGCGCGTGGCGCTGTAGTACCGCCCATAGCGGGTAGTCATCAGCTTGCGGTCCGTGTGCCAGTTGGCTACCTGCCGCTTCCACTGCTTGAACATCTCCGCCTGATACGGGTCCATGTCCTCCTTCTTCATGCCCGGCGTCAGCCAGACCGGAGGCGTAGGCTTGGGCTTCTCGGCCAAGCTCACAATCTCCTTGGTGTTGAAGGTGCCGGCGATCTTGTAGACGATGTCGAGCATGCGCCCATTGATCGCCCAGGCTGTGCGCTGCAAGGCGTTGACAGCCTTGTAGACCACGGGCATGTCTGTAGCTCGGGCAAGCTCCTTGACGGCGCCACTGCCGCGCACGAGGCACATGGCGCTGCGCTTCATCTGCTTGGTATGGAAGCCTCCGTCCATGCTGTTCGTCCAGTCCAGCGGAGGTTCAATACAGGGACCGTACATCGGCATGCTGATGGCGAGGTAGTCCTTGACGCCGTTGATGCGCTCGATGATGTGCGGGCTGAGCACGACCTCGCGGGCCTCGCGCTTGTACCCGGTGCGCATCTCCGCGCCTAGCTCGATCATCCCGGCGTCGATGAGCTTCTCCATGAGGTACATGCCAACCTGCTCACGAGCGCCCAGCGGCCACTCTGTGAAGTTGATGCCGGCCTTCTGCGCCTGCATGCGCATGACCGTAACACGGTAGCGGGTGTCCTTGGACAGGCGCCGGCCCATGTCTCGGACCAGCGTGTGGTAAAGCTCAGGGGCGAAGTCCTCGACCTGGGACAGCAGCAGTTCCTGATGGATGGTGCGACCGATGCCAGCGGCTAGCTGCCGATGGTTCTCGGGCTTGGTGCTCAGCTGTGTGCCGAACACGTAGCGCACGGTCAGGAACGACGCTGCGTCCAGGTCCAGGCCTTGAAGCAAAGCGACATGCGCATGGCGCTTACCGGGAGCCGGGTTGTCTACCTCCTCCCGCAGCGCTGTGGCAAGCGGGAGCACGTAGTCCCGGAAGATGTCCTTGGCGTAGGGCATGTCGCTTGCTCGCTTGCCCTCGTCAGCATTCGCCATCATCTTCTCGGCACGCACAATGCCTCCGCGGAACATCTGATCTTCGATGTTCGCTTGCGTGTAGCAGATGATTTCGTTCTCTTCCGTCATGCTTTCCTTTAGTAGTCTGCTGTTGCGTCGTCGCGGATACCGCAGTAGCGCGGCTCACGCATCATTCCATCTTCACCGGGGTACACGTCCATGCACTGCACCTCGACGATCTTTCCGATGATGTCCTGTGGGTTGGTCATCCACTCCTTGCCGGTAGCATGGTCGAAGCCCGTGCCCACGCCGCAGGCCTTGCCCTTGAAGCGCACTTGCAGGGCCACGGTATCGCGCCCGGTCTTCTCGCCGATGGCTTGCACCACACCGATCACTTGCAAGCTGAAGGACTGCAACGGCTTGACCTTGAGGAACTCGCCCTTGCCGTCGCTCACCACGTAGGGCGCATCGGGGTCGCTGGCGATAGCGCCATCGTAGCCACCGAGGGCCTTGCAGTTCCGGGCATAGCGCTCGGCGTGCTCGCGGCCTTCGCAGTCCACAGCCAGCGGCGGGAACACATTGACGATACCGGGGCGTGCGTCGTGCAGGCGAGCCAGCCGGTCACGGTAGGGCGCCGCCGCGAACAAGTCTGCCGCTTCCGCTAGGCCATGCCACTGCACGAGGTCGAAGGGCGCGAAGCCCAGCGAGGGCTGCGGGCGCTGGCGGCGGAAGGTGCCGCTGATGTCCTTGAACGCGACGCCGGGCATCCATGCTTCGCCCAGGAAGGCGATGCGTCCGAGGTTGTTGTTCAGCCAGGGATAGCGCATGCGCAGGTCAGCTTGGATGTGGTCCATGCTGAGCACAGGCTTGTTGTCCCGTGAGCGAATGCCGACCATCTTGTGATCGTCGAAGAGGACGATGACGAAGCAGCCGTCATACTTGGGCAGCAGGATGCGACCTTCCCACTTCACATCCGCTTGGCGCTTGGCGCTCAGCTTGTCGAAGTCAACGGGCTTGAGGTTGAGGTACTGGGCCATCAGTGATAAATCCTCTCGTTGGCGTGCAGGCACTTGCTAATCAAGCTGGCAGCGTAGCCACGCGGCACGCTGTGCAGGGGCCGGCCCTCGAAGGCCTCGGCCACTCGGGCATAGAGGTCGGCAGCCTTCTCCTCGGTGAGGTGCTGGCCCTGCCACCATTCCACCAGCGGGGCGTAGTAGTCATAGTCCCCGTGCTCACGGGCGTTGCCGCACTTCTCGATGACGTTGAAGAGTTCGCTTGTCAGCGGGTGCATTGTTTCGTTGAGGAACATTCAGGCTTTCTTCATTTCGCGGATGGTAAGCTCCAGCGCAAAGAGCGCAGAGCAGGCGACGTGTGCAAGGTGCAGCAGGTTGGTCTCGGCGTCCGGCTGCATGCGGGCAGGGCGGCCGTCGCTGTCTCCTACCTGCTTGGCAGCAGCGCTCATGTGGCGCATGATGGCAGCGCGGTAGCGGTCAGGGCTGACGCCCAGCCACGAGCCCCGGTCGTAGGGCTGGGGCTGCTTCTTCGTGATGGCCCACTGCATGACCTCGGCCACGGCTTCTAGTGCGCGGGGCATGTCGTCGAACAGCGTCATGTCCAGTTTGCCGCTGTCGTCCTTGCGGCCAGCGGGCTTGACGATGACTGCGGCGTCGGGGATGCGGGGCACGCCGCCAGAGGGGAAGGGAAGACCGGAGTCGCGGTCGTAACCATGGGACATTGATTTCTCCGAAGCGCACAGATAAGAGGCTGTCTTATCCGTGCTGGGTTTAGTTAGGGGTCAAGGTAGCTTGGCGCTTGGCCTTGCTATTGATGGTGTAGCGGCTGCGGCTGAAGCCCCCGCAGTCCGCGCAGCGATAGCGCTTGTACTCGCTGACGTTGGTGAACGTGCTGTCGCCGGTGAGGTGAATGTTCACGCTCAGGCAGCGAGGGCAGCGCGTCTGCTCATCGTCAGCGAAGATCGCCAAGTTCGGGTGCTGCCTGTAGTACGGGCGGAGCATGAGGTAAACCTCCTCCGTGCTCGCAACGTCCGGGATGTTGTACCCTCGCATTGCCGCCCATGCCCGAGGGTTACCCTTCAGGCATTCGACCCACAGGTCCATACCGGGGAACTCGTTATGGTGATCCTTGTGAGTCCGCGCCAGCTTCTGGCTCAGCCAGTCCAGCTTGTTGCTGGTGAAAGCGGCGGCATCCTTTGCCATCTCCAGCGTGTCGATCATGACATACGGGGACGGTGGTGGGAGGCCGGCTTCAAGGAAGCGAGCGTTGATCTTCTTGGTATCGAAGCGCCTGACGTTCTGGCCGATGATGACATCAGCCTCGTCGAGCACATGCCACAGCATGACTAGCAGGTCGGCATCGTCGCGCAGGTCCGCTTGGTGACTCACGTCTTGGTAGTAGACCTCGTCTTCGCCGAGGTGCTTCCAGGCCAGGGACATGATTGACCAGTCGCGGACGATCTGGTTAAGGCCAACGTTCTGCTTGAACAAGCCCCACACATACGCTGTGATGGGTGCGGTCTCGATGTCGAGAGTGGTAATGGTGGGGCGTTGGATCATGAGTCTTTCGTGGCAGCACGGCGCTTCCGCGCCCTTGCGTTGGTCGCTAGACGCTTCTCCTCGTCCGTCTTGTGAGTCGGATGAAGTAGCCCCGTGATGTTGATGGAGTGGCGCGTCAGGTACATGGCGACGCCGTTGCAGAAAGCGCTAAGGTTTTGCACACCATAGCGCCGGTAGGAATTCTCGATCTTGCCCAGCACTGCGTTGCAGCCTGAGCAAGCGACGCCGCGAACGGCGCCACTGGAATGATCGTGGTCGAGGCAAGCACGCTTGACCGGTAGCGAGCAGATGGCACAACGGCCACCTTGCTGCGCTAGCAGTGCTTCGCGTGTCGGCCCGACTTCAGTTGTCTTGAGTCGCCGCAAGTTCGTTTATCTCCGTGGCTTCTTGGATGCGTTCTTGGATGATGCTGTAGGCGTCGGCCCAGTTGTCGTAGACACGGCCTTCCTCGGACCACACGGACAGCGGGCCGCCGGTGTTCAGGCAGTCGTACCATGTGGCGTCTTCGCCGCGCCGCATCCACAGCAGGGCAGCTTGCTCCAACAAGGCATGGCGCCAGTCGTCCTCGTAGTAGGACTGGTACGCAGCGCCGACGATGAAGGCAGCCTCGCCGTTATGCGTGGCCTGCGCCAGCATCTTCGCCGCAGTCACCTCGCCGCACAGCTTGCCGTATGCCTTGGGCACACCGGGGATGTTGTCCACGCTGTCGCCGTGTAGCATCTGCAACCAGAACCACTTCATGCCGAACGTCTTGTCCCACACCACAGCCTCGAAGGTGCCGGGTGCAAGGTAGAACATCTGGTTGTCGTTCCAGTTGATGTGATAGCCAGGGACCATGTTCATGTCCTTGTCTTGCGTGGCGATCACTGTGTTCGTCGGATCGGCCCAGCCGTACTGAGCGAAGCGGTCATCGGCCTCACGGTCGTAGTCGATGGTGACTTCACCGAACTCGCCCGCTTCCAGCAGGTCGCGCAGATGCTGCCAGTTCTTCGGCCTGCGGCTGCTGCTGCGCTTGCCCTGATAGGGCTTCTCGCGGGCCACCGCATAGCGATGCCCTTTGTGCGAGCCGCTGCCCGTCAGGTGAATGACCGTGTACTCTGCGCCGCACGCTTGCTGAAAGCCTGCGATCTTCTCGCGGACTCGTGAGCGTGCGCCGCTGGGTTCGGTCTCGTCGTTGCCGGCGCAGTTGTACGCCAAGCCGTCGCCGTCGATGCGGAGGATTCGACCTTGTATGATAGGGACCGAAGTCCCGCCCATAGGAAGGAGCGAACCTGCCGCAGCTTTGAGTGCGGACAGGTCCATGATTAGATCACTCCGTTCAGTGCGTCGTCAGCGTCCGCGCCGGTCGGCGTGGCAGCGGCCTTGGCAATCGCGGCGTTGGCCTGTGCAGCCACGTCGCTCTCGCCGTCCTCCTCCTCTTCACGCACAGGCACCTCGGCCTCGGTCAGGTCCAGCGGCACGCCGGCTTGCGCCAGCACCGTGTAGATCGGCGAGCCCTTGAAGTTCGTCGCGGCCTTGATGGTGTTCTGCAACACGTTCTTGGACTTGGCCGGCGCCGTCACTTCGCCCTTGTCGTTCTTGCGCTCGGGGTACTCGCCTTCAATGAACAGGCTGTCCCACTGTTCCTTGTCGGCCAGCGACCAGACGAAGCCCTTGAGCGGCGTGAGGGCCGGCGGCACGTTGACCACACGCACCTCGCCGGTGGGCATCTGCGTGTCCGGGTCCACGACATCGACTCGCGGAGGAGCGATGGTGTACGCGCCGAGTTCCTTGTCGTACAGTTCAGCGACGATGCGCTCCTTGCCGTCCTTGCCCTTGAACTTCCGGTGCACGATACGACCCTTGAACGGATCGCCGAGCAGTTGCACCATGTGCTGCGCATCGCCCTTGTAGTTCATGACACGGAACAGCTTGAAGAACCGGGCCTTCTCGTTGAGGCTGAGGTTCTCTTCGATGCCGATGCGGTGCGGGTACTTCACGCCGTCGCGTTCCTCGGGCGGGTGCTTCGGGCCGCTGACCTCGAAGACGATCTGGACCTTGTCCTTCACGTTGGGCACGCCCTTGAACGTGCCGCGCTGCTTGCCGAGTTCCACGTAGGAGACAAGGCGCAGCAGGCAGAAGCCTTCAGCCGGTGGCGTGTAGTCGCCGCCGCCTTGCTGGGCAACGGTCATGTTCGCGCCGGTCTCGGCGGCTTTGTTGCCGAGTGCTTTGAAGTCGATAGCCATGATGGTTCCTTAGTGGATGGTTGCGTTGATGAAGGAAGGCACGTAGCCTCCCATGTACTCCTGACGGAGTTCGGTGCGCAGCACTGCTGCACGTTCTTTCAGGCCCTCGATAGAATCCTCATCCATCATCGAGTAGCCCCATGAGGTATCGCTCGGGACTGGCACAGGGATCAGCCACTTGAACTTCCACTCCATGTAGTCGCTCGCTGCTTCCATGCAGGCATGCAGCAGAGCCGCTGCCTCGAATGCCACACGGTTGTGCGCATCCGCATAGGTAGCGTCATGGACTTGGTTGACCAGCAGCGCAAGGTGATCGAAGTTGCGGCGCTTGTAGAAGCTGCGCACTGCGAGGTACATCGCAGCCTTAGCCCACTCGCCGCCGCTACCTTGCACCACGTAGTTCTTGATTTCCGTGGGCATGAAGCTGCCGGTCGTCCCTCGCTTCAGCGCCCACTCAGGAGCGGGGCCTTCGAGGTACGTGTACATCTTCCCGTCCGGCGTGCGGAAGTGGGACTTGCCAAGGTTGCAGATAACGCCGGGCTTCTTGGGATGCGGCATCGTCCGTGACGGCACGCGGTTCTTCTGGATGGTCGCAGTGACGAAGTCATAGTACGCACCAATCTCCGGGTAGCGCTCATCTTCTGCTGACGATAGAGCTTCCACATCCGCAAGATCCATGCCGGTACTCTTCGCAATCTTCGGATTCCCTGCACCGAACGCTCGCTGGAATGAGTAGACCTTGGCTCCGGTGCGCTTGTAGTCCCATTCCTTGACCGGGGCATGCTTGACGCCCTGCTCGTCCACGTATCCCTTAGCCAGCTTGACGACCTCTGCATACTCCATCTTCTCCTTGGCAGCGAGGCGCACGCAGTGCAGGTCCAGGCCTGCCTTCAGGTCAGCGATCAACTGCTTGCATCCGGTCAGGATAGCTTGGACGTACACCTCCAGCGAACTGAAGTCCGACTGAATGATCTTGCCGTTGCTCACCCACACCAGTTCACCGAAGTCGTCCGTCACCCAGTAGCCGAAGCGGCTCTTGAACAACAGCTTGACATCGGACTTGTTCCCCTTCGGGATGTTCTGCAAGTTCGGGTTGCTCGATGACAGCCGTGCCGTGATCGTCGAGACCATGTTGAGCATGTGATGGACTAGGCCATCCGCACCCACCAGAGTCAGCATGCCACTCGGGTTGCCATCCTTGTCCGTACCGATGAAGTACGTACCCAAGTCCTTCGCCGTATTGATTAGACCAGTGAATGCCTTGAGGAACGGAACGTCATGTCGATGCGACAGCACCTCGATGGTGTCCTTGTCCGTCGAGTACACACCCTTGTCGCTGTCACTCTCCCACTCGGCCAGTGGCTCGGTGTACCCAGGGAAGGTGTAGGTCGGGCGCTCGCCCGCCGTGTCCACCATCCGGCCCTTCGGCTTGTCGAGGTTGTCTACCTTGACCTTCTTCGTCTTAGGCTCGCCGGCTGCCTTGCCTGACTTGTTCGTCACTACAGCAGGCGGGTCTTCCATCTGCTGCCATGCCTCGATGCTGATGGTCTTGCCATCTTCTAGGAGGTAGTGCTCCTCGTCCTTCTGTGCATACACCAGCTTCGGGGCCTCTGCCATAGATGCGAGAAGGTCATAGTCCTTCTTCCACATCCTGGTCCCATCGGCCAAGTCATACTGGTAATGTGCATACTCGACGGTGCCGCCGAACAGCAGCGCCGACTTGTGGAAGCGGCTGTTCCAGTTGAACTCGAAGGGCAAGTCCTTGGGCACGAACTCCCACAGGATTTCCGTAAGCTCCGCGACCTTGATGCGCAGCGCCTCGGCAAGGCGCATGCCCTCAGCGCCGTCCACCCACATGCCGTTGCGTTCAGCCTCGACCGTGTACAGCAGCGCACCCATGTTGAGCAGGATGCTGTTGAGTTGGCCGCGCTCGCGGGCCAAGGCGATCTGCTTAAGAGCGACGTGCTCGGTGTTCTCGACGTCGCCCATTTGATAGGTGCCGTTCTCGTCCAGCCCGCCGCACAGGTAGCGAGTGAGCAGGGCTGGCTCGATGTCCTCGGTCATCCAGCCGGATTCCCACAGCAGCTTGACCTCATCGACCTTGAGGTTCCCGCCATAGCGCGGGGCAATCTCGTCGAGCGAAAGCATCTGGCTGTCTTGCGCCTGTCCGCATAGCAGGTACTCGGCAAGCTGGATGTCCCACACCATGCCGCCCTCGGCGACCCAGGTCATCCAGGCTTCGAGGTTGTCCTTGTCTTGCAGCGCATGCTGAATGTCGAACTTGATGTTCATACCAATCAGCAGCTTGATGGGCTCGCCCTTCGCATTGCGCAGCACAGGCGCCAGCCAGCCAGGGCCGGGGCGGCTAGTGCCGAAGCGGTACTCGACCACCTTGGGTTCGCCCTTGTGCTTCACACCGTGCGTCACCGTCCAGTTGTCCGGGATGAACGGGTTGGCCTTGCGCTTGAAGCGCGAGTGCACAGTGGTTTCGATGTCCCAAGTTGCGTAGCTCATGGGATGCTAGCCTTCGCAGAAGCACGGGCTTGCTCGATGCTCTGCCCGTCACGGAGCAGGCGGTACACGGCAACGCGATCACGCTTGCTCTGCAACTCCAGCAAGTGGCACACGCTGTTCGCAATGACAGCGCGGTCGTACCACGCAGGGTCCGACGTGATGATGAGGTTGATGTCGCCCTTGCGCATGGCATACCACCTTCCATCTTGGTCGTCGTACTCCCCTTCCGGTACGGCCCAGCCGTTGCCGAACGCCCAGCGATACGGGAAGCTCGGCTCCTCCAAGGGGTCGAGCGGTTCGACCTGCACCAGGAAGTCAACGTCCTTGGGTTCCTTGTGGTAGCAGGCCGAGCCCACAAGTTGGTGGCGCTGCACGAAGGGCAGGTCTTTCAGCATCAGCGTCCCGTCAATGACGGTTTGAAGCAAGCTGCTCATTGCATGTACTCCTTGAGGTTGAATTGATTGTCGGCGCCGGGCACGAACGTATGCCCATCGGGCATGCGATGCACGCGGTACTCACTGAAGAGGTGCGCCGGGATGTGTCGCTTGGCCCAGGTCACAAGCTCGTGCTTGACCGTGAAGCTGGCGTAGAGTTGACCGTACTGCGTGAGCACGTAGATGTAGTGCGAGCGTGCCATCAGCGGCTCCTCCTGCCGTTGCCTACGCTGCGGTTCTCGACGATGCCGCGGATCATGGCCTCGATCAGTACGGGGTCTTTGATCGGCGGCTTGGTCAGCCACTCCCTGAGGTGATCGGCCAAGCACTCGACCGTTGCCTCTAGCTCGTTGATGCGAGCGGCCTTAATCTCGTTGCCTACACGCTCCCGTGTCACGTCGCTGACCAGCTTAGTGTTGTCAGCGGTCAGCTTAGTGTTGTCAGCGGTCAGCGTGTGGGCGTAGCTGATGAACTCGTAGAGTGTTATCAACTCAGCCTCCCTGACATGCGTTCCCAGTGGTACTTGTCGTATGCCTGCATGAACTCGTGCTCGGCGTACTCCATCGGCCACGGATCGATGCGCCAGTCGAAGGGCTTGTACATCAGCGCCCAGTCATCACCGCGATGCCCACGGGGCAACAAGTCCCGGCGCTCGGTAGCGAGCATGCGCAGGTCGATGACCTTGACCTCGGGCGGGTGCGGGAAGGGCAGCGCGAATTGCTTGGCGATGGCGTGCTCAACGCGGTGCTCAATCTCCCGGTAGGCAGCGAGCTTCGCCTTGAGGGGCGAGGCCACGTCACCGAGGAACGCCTCGCTTGCATCGTGCATGAGTAGCTCCATGCGCAGATGCGCCGGGGCCATCTCGCTAGCCATCACGCAGTGCTGAGCCACCGAGTAGAACTCGGAGGTGTGCCCAGTGAAGCGGCAGATGCGAGACAGCGCACGGGCTATCACCTCCGGTGTGAAGTGGTAGCTATCGGGGTCGTCGAACGGGAAGTACATCCCGTTGCTTGTGAGTATGCGGCTCATGCCAGTAGGCTCCGGTGCGGGTCGAAGATGCGACGACCTTGGTAGTTGAAGTTCTCTGCGCACTCGTGTTCCTCTGCCATCTTGGCAGCGGCGAACGCAGTCTTGACGAGGGCCTCTTCATCGAAGCCCGTGATGTCCCACTTGCGGGACTCTTGCAGCTTGCGCTCGCCGGTGTTCACGCAGGGTGCAAGCCACTGCCACCAGAAGAGGACGCGTCCTCCGCTGTGCATCATCTGCACGGTCGGCGACCAGTCCTTGTAGCGGATGCTATCCGCCACTGCCCAGTAGTCATCGAGGTACTTCATTGCGGAGGCTCCACGTAGCGACCGCGGTCCGGGTCCAGCAGCATCTCTGCGTTCGGCGAACGGCGCTGACCAGTGCGGCCCTTCTTGTTCTTGGTCGTACCCCAGTAGCGGGAGTTCTCCAGCATGGGATCGTTGACTGCACCGCCGACGATGATGACATCGGCCGCGCCTTGCTTGCCCGTCTTGCTGTCCTTCAGCATGCCCAGGCTGGGGTACTGCAAGCCATCGCCATCGGCGGAGACTTGCGAGTTAGCGATAGAGGCGAAGTCATACTTCACACCCATCAGCCGCGCCCACTGGTACATGCCTTCGAGCAACTGGTCGGTGCGCTGCCCGTTGTTGAGGGCCGAGCCACCGAACTTGATGTTGTCGATCATGTCGAAGATCACGAGCGCCGGGTTGTACTGCTTGAACAAGTCCTCGACTTCGTGATTCCACCAGTCGTGGATGTCCATGACACGGAGCACACCCATGCGCCCGCCCACTGCCTCGGCGTACATGCGGCGCAGTTGTGTGCGGTACTGCGGGTCCTTGTCCGGGACGGCGTTGAACTTGACAAGCTCCTCGGTCGTGAGGTTCAGCGCTGACTGCCATGTGCGCAGCACGATGCGCTTGCCGGGGCCTTCGTTGTTCAGCCACATGATGCAGCGGTTCTGCCCAGGGAACAGCGTGTCGATCTGCGGCGCAGCATGCGTGGCGATCTGCGCACACGCTGTGCTCTTGCCCTTGTCGGGGCGCATCGCCAGCACGATGAAGTCCCCGCCGACCATGGGCTTGATGTGCTTGTTGAAGCAGGCCCAGGGCCACGAGATGCCCTCGTCGTTCTGCTCGGCCAACAGCATGTCTTCGATGGGCGTGAGAACCTGCGGGCTCTTGGTCTCCTTCACGACCTTGGCTTCGTACTCGTCGATGCGGGCCTTGAGTTCTTGGTGCAGGTCCACCTCGTCGCCTGCGTTCCACTTCTCTAGCAGCGCAGTGACGTTGGCCGCAGCCTCGGCGCTGACCCAGCGCTTGACGATGCCCTTCTCTAGGCCGGGCGCGATGTCATCCTTGGCACGATGGAACATCTCGTTGAACACGGCGAGCGCCTCGTCCTTGGTGTTCGGATGGATGCTCTTGAACCATGCAGGGAACAGGCCGAAGTCAATGCTCGGTACATCGGGATGCTCGCGGAACCAACGACCGAAGTCATTGAGGATGATCCGCGTTGTGGGTTCCAACGCGCCGGCCGGCACAGCGCCGACCAGCTTGTCGTGTTTGTCGCGGTGCTTCAGCAGACGCAACGTTGTGAGGTCGAGGGACAAAGCAATCCTTTCTCAGTGACAGGGTTAGACCAGTTCGTCGATGCTGGGCACGAGGCGCCACTCGCGGTTGCCCGCTGCATCCATGAACAGTTGATGCAGCTTGCCGCCCTTGAAGGCGAGGGTGAAGGTTGGGTACATCAGTTCTTCCAGGCGCAGGCGATTGAGATGCTGCCGTGATTGCTAGCTGCGATGACGCAGGGTGTGCCGCCGACAGTGACAGGCACGAGCGTGTTCGTGAAGCCGAAGGCGGTGAACGTCACGGTGCCGGGCTCAGCGCCCTCGCCTGCGGGTTGCATCTTGGTCGGGCCGCATGCGGCGAGCAGCGAGGCTGCGATGATGAGCAGTGATTTCTTCATGGCTAGGTAGGTTGGCCTCGGTCCTAGCTAGGCCGAGGTGATCCGTGAATCGAATGCCTACTACCCGAGACCATCCGTGCGGCTCATGGTAGAGGGGCTGGGGATTGGCCTCGCGGTAGTTGCTCATGGTCAGCCGGTGTACGCCGCCGCTGCGTACACCTCGCGCACGCCCTTGCCGTTGGTGGCGGGCTCGCTGCCTGTCACCACGATGTGCCCACGGTGGCGCAGGCTGATGGTGCGCGGGCTCACGCTGTTGAGTTGGCGACCCAGACGCACGGCCAGGGTATGCGCAGAGGCCGGGCCTTCGATGCGCAGGCTCTCGACGATGAGGTCCACGAGCTTGCCCTTGCGCGGCGCGGGCTTGACATCCGAGGCCAGACGCAGCGCCTTGAGCAAGGGCTCGGCGGCGGCGAAGCCTTGGGCGTAGCCCTCCATGAAGCCCTCGGCACGCGGGAGGAGCGGGGAAGGGCGATGGCCGGTGATCTTGGCACGGCTGTCGGCGTAGGCATCCCATGCCTTCTGGCGCTCGGTTGCGAAGGATGCGGGCGGCAGGGCCAGCGCCTGCTGCAAGGCAGCTTCGTGCTGCGGGCCGGCGACTTGTTGGTTTGCTTCGGTCATGGGTTCTTTCTCCTTGAAGATGATGGATCGGTCATAGCAATTACCGGCAACGCCGAGGTCTCCGCACAGCGGGCCGTTGCGTTCGCCGACGCAGCCTTTGCAATCGTTGTGCTTGGAGTGCACTGCGACGAACTCATTGAGACGGGACATCAGAACTTCCTTTCGATGCTGAGGTGAAGGGCAGAGGCACCGTGCTTGCTCACGGCGGGGACGAAGGCCACTCGCAGCGACACGTCCTCGGTGATCCTGCCCGACAGCGAAGGCACAACCATAGGGAGGACGGGCGCGGTCGAATAACCAGTGATGGCGCCAACAGTGGCGGCGGCGGTCCACCTTCCACCAAGGTGCCATTCAAAAGTGTAGCCCGCATAGGCAGACTGCCGGCGCTCGCTGTTGTGATACGTGCCTGCTGTCCATCCGTTGTGATAGACGTAGACACCGGGGTTGAAGTTGTTGAAGGCATCGGCGTTCTTCCCGAAGTGTTGGCTTCCCACATGCACGCCGAAGCGCGTCTCGGCATTGGCCTTGGGCGAGGCCAGGAACAGGGCGCTCGCAAGCGCACAGATGGTGATGATGCTCCACCAGAAGGGCGGCAGTGTGTCGCGGCGGTTCATGCTTTCTCCGTGAGGGTGTTGATGTACTGGTTGAGGGCGACCAGCGCATCGGCATGGTCCTTAGCAGCCTTGGCGATGGCCTCGGCTCGGTAGCCCTGATCCTTCTGCCATTCGTTGGCAGCATGCGCCTCTGCTACAGCGGTGATCAGCCGGCGTAGCTTGGTGGCTTGTCGTTTGGTGAGCATAGTATCTCCTTGATCTGCTCATACGTCATGAGCTTGGGGTCTTTAAGGGACACGATGTTCGTGCAGTGCACGCCCATCGCTCGCAGCGTCTTCAACACTTTCTTGGCAGCGATCTGCCCACGATTGACCTGATGCTTGGGCGGGAGGTCGTTGTCCAACCACACCTTAACAGGCCGGCCTGTCTTCAACAGGGCAGCGATTAGCTTGGGACTCGGGTGTGTGCCCAGCATGGGCCACGCCTCACACACCCCGCCTACTTTGTAGGCCGATAGAACATCCTCTGTAAGAACAATTCCCGCTGGTTCTCCGTCATCGGCATCGTCTCGATGTCGTCGATAACGTAGTAGTACATCTTGCCTGCCCGTAGCAGGGGCGAGGTACTTCGGACTTTGTCCGTGAAAGATGGCGCGAGCGATCCAGAAGGCGGGGCCGCACGGGAGCACCACGCGTCTAGTGCTTTCATCGTAGCGGGCGCCAAGCCTGCCGATGTCCTCACTGCTGAGGCCCGCCTGTGCGAACCAGAGCCTAGCCTCACGGGGCCACGCTGATACGTCTGTTGTGCCAGCCGGTGCAGGACTTCGCGCTGCCACTTCATCAGCGGCTCGGGCGTCAGACAGTCTACGAAGTCTGACATCGAGGGACTCTTCGACACGGTGTGATCCTTTCTCGTTGCAGCGGAAACAGTAGGCGTTAAGCCAAGCCCCCTCGCGCGAAAGGCGAAGGGTCCGCCCCGGTCCGCAGTCATGATCGACGCGGACGGAGCGGCCTTCAGGGAGGGCGAGACTCTCGGCCTTGGGTAGCCAGCTAGTCTCGCTGAGCATGGCTTATACCTGTGCCCCCTCCGCATTGACGCGAGGCGTGAACCCGCCGCGGATCATCAGCCCGGCGAGGAGCCAGCTACCGCCAGCGTTCCAGCCCTTGCCGATGGTCTGCGCAATGAAGCGCTTGGGATGCCGGCGTTGCTGGCGGTTGAGCATGGGATACTTTGTCTTGGAAAGCATGGCTTCCTTATGCGATGTTGAGAAGAGGGAAGCGAGCGCGTTGCGTGGCAACGGCATGGTCCGCAGCGCGGGTGGCTGCGCCGATGGTGTCGCCGTGAAGCCCGCCGATACCGCCGCGCAGCGCTGCGCAGTAGGCTTGCTGCCAGATGCGCCGGGCTCGGCGCTGAGCGAGGAAGTCCTGCTCGGCCTTGGTCTTGTCGTCCATCAGAGGATGTACCCGTGCTTGTCGTACAGCGCGTCGAACTTGGCCTTGGCCTCGGCGGCGGCGTCCTGTGCCTTGCTCTTGGCGCGGGCCACGGCCAACTCGGCGAGGCGCACGGCGTCGTCTGCTGCATCGACGGCGGCATCGATCTTGCGCACGGCGAGGGACACGGCCTTGTCCTCTGCACCCATGGCGCTGACGCTGGCCTTGTAGGCAACGGTTGACAGCGCGGCGTTGATGAAGTCCAGGACGGACACGACAATCATGATGGCACGGTACATGAACACTCCAGTTACGGTTTAGGGAATCCTGCAACGCAGGCCGAGGCCCTCGCTTAGCAAGGGCTACGGTCTGAGCTTAGGCGTGTGGGATTCGAGCCCACGGAGGGACGGTGAAAGAGGGCATTGCAGAGCCATCCGTCCCTTCTATCTGCGTCAACATTAAACCTCTCTGTCAACGCCTTGCAGCGGTAGGGCCTTGAGCCCTACGGTTTGTCATCGAAGGTTCTGTACGTTAACGTCGGGGCAGCACCTACAACCAATTGACGGAACGCGATTAGGCGTTGACCAGCGAACCCAGTGGCTCGTTGCTGATGCCGTCGTCTTCCTCGGCCACAGGCAGCGGAGCGACTTGCGTCAGGAACACCGTGAAGTTCTGCTCGTCGAAGCCTTCGCCGGTACGGACACGCACCAGGGTCGCACCCTTCTCGCCTTCGGCGGGCTTCTTGACGCCGAGCACAACGGCCTCGACAACCTTGGGCTGCGACGTGGCGGTAGCGCGGCCGATGGTGGCGAGCACGGTGGCGCCGACTTCGGGGATGAACACGACCTTCGCGGCCTTGGCGGGCTTGCCGGCGATGATCGCGGCAATCTTCTCGCGCAGCTTGGCGATCTGGCCTTCGGCCTTGGCGATCGCAGCGGCTTCGGCTTCGGTCAGGGTGCGGGTGGTTTCGACGGCTTGGACTTCGGACATAGACTCTCCAGATGGTTGATAAAGGGAACACGGTGCAGGCACCCAGCTACCCGGCACGCCGGGCAGGAAGCTGACTACGAGGTGATGCGGATGATCCACTCAAGGATGGCGAGGAACATCCCGACACCGACGAAGAATACGCCAGCGGTCAGGAACCAATCGAACCACGTCACCTTAAGCGTACTGATGGCGGATGCTTTTACCAACGCTGCCTCCTTGGTAGACCGTCTGGTGCGGCGGGACCGCCAGCCAGAAGTCATTGCGGATGAGGGTGTGGTCCTCCTGCGCCAGTCGCACATACGCATCAGCGTTGCTGCGATTGTTGAACTTGAAGACGTCGCCGTTGTGCCAGAGCACCTCGTGCGAGTCAGCCTTGCGGCGCTCGATGCTGTAGCCCATGCCGCGAGGGACTACGCTGTATGTGTGTGTCTTGGACATCAGGCCTCGCCGGAGTTGTGGTACTCGGCGATAGCGGAGTTGACCGCCTCCTTGGTGTGCCCATTGGCGCGGGCCAGGGCGATGAGGGTGATGAGCGGCTGGTGTGCGTTCAGTTGGAACCAACGAGCGAGAGCGGACATGATTGCCTTTCAGTTGAGGGACAGGGAGAAGTGTTCAGGACCGGCACACAGCGTGTGCTTGAGCTTGATGAGGTCGCTGCGCTCGAATTCCCGATAGCCGCAGGGATCGGTCATGACCAGCGTGTCGCCATCCATGAGGAAGTTGCCCGAGTGCAGGTCGGTGGCGTAAGGATCACCGAACACAGCCTCGGACAGCCTGTACCACTGTGCGATGAGGTCGCCCATGTAAGGCACGGACGTTCCTTGCAGATGCTCGTTGAGGCTGTAGCTGCGGATGTCGAGACCCCCAAACCACGAGTCGTCAACCTGCTGGTACTTCTTCATCGTGCACACGTAACCCGCACCATCGAGCAGCACCAGCGAGTAGATTTCCGGCATGCCCTTCATGGGCTGACCGCAGGCTTGCTGGTACTCGAAGCACCAGTACAGGTAAGCCAGCGTGCCATCGTCCTCGCTGCCTCGCTTGATGACGGCGTGCCCGTCAGGATGCGCCCACACCCTGCTGTAGCACCCTCCGGCGATGAAGTCCATTGCCGGGTAGCATGGCTTGGACTCGAAGAGACCTTGCTGAAATGTCAGCATTTAAGCTCCTGGTGGTTGAGGTAAAGAGACCAACCGCTGGCCTGCCTTCACCGGGAACAGGCCCAGGTAACGACTGTGGCGGTTGGTAAAGCGTACTCCAAAGCACCCGGATGCATTACCGGTCAAGCCGCAGTGGCTGGTGCTTCAGGCTAGGCTTTCGTACTAGCAAACGTCAAGAGCGGCATCAGCCTTGGCTGGAACCGCGCTCTAGATACTGTCTCGCAGCTTCCTTGGCGATGCATACGGCTGTGCCCATAGAGGCAGGTTCTCCGTACATCGCCAAGCGCTGTCTTGTGAGCGCCCAAATTGCCGGCGCCATGTTGTCCCATCGTCGCAATGGAATCAGGTCAAGGTGCGGCGTGTGATGCAGCGTCTCGCTACCGATACGACACAGTACAAGCTCGATCACATCGTGATCTACGAACTGTGCGTAATACGTGCGGTGGGCTGCTAGCATATCCTCGGGAGAGGCAGCTAAATAGTCAGACCTATGCATTTCGTACTCCGGTGTTGCACAATAGCCCTAGCACCGGCTCGATACGGTCTGCTAGGGCTTTCGGCCATTAAGGCCTCATCAGTTGTGCTGTTCGGTGTTGACTGCCACATGGCAGTAGTTGCCATCGGGTAGGTAGCCTGTCACGAAGGGTGTGAACCAGCGCCAGCCCAGCTTGGTAGCGAGGGCCTTGGCGGCGCGGACATGATTCGCCTCTCCTGTGAACTCGTGGTCGTAGCTCACGACCATCGCACCAGCATGGCTGGTGGCCCGCACCCTCGTCGGGAGCGTGTTCGTCGGGCCTAGGAACTTCGTATGTATCGCCTGCATATCTTCTCCTTCAGAGTGGATACTCCTGAGGGCTCGGCGTGTTATGTCCCCGAGCCCAAAGGGCTATCAACTCACCCAGCCTGCGGGCTGAGCAATCCTGCTAATCCTTCACCCACTCCAGGCCCCACACGGAGGCATAGTACTCGCGGCC